TTAATGACCCATGCGTAACCACTATGGTTTGCGACGTTCCAAGCACCACTAAAATTTACTGACATTTTCACTTTGTCACCTTTAGCTAGAGATTGTACGGGTGTGTCACCTTCGACGGTACACATCACACGTCTGTATCTGAAAGGTACTTTTATAGTCAAGACGTTCCCTTCGAGTGGATCGTCCACTCGATTTTTATTTATGATGAATCTAGACTTAGACTCTTGAAGACCGTGTATGTAATCACGAGTTCTGTTATCGACCTCCACGCGTATGTACATTTTAGAGTTGAAATCATACATGGGTGTGTATACCGTGCCCTCTATTGGAATCATGATTTTCTGGTATATATCGTTATTAAAATTAAAGCTATAAGTATGAATAGAATGTGCGTGACTAACACGGGTTGTAAAGGGTAACGGGTCCCGAATCGTTCGTGGCAGAATGAACGTCCGACCTCCACAGCCGCTTCGATACTCGAGTACGGCGTGTATCTCGGAGACATCATTCCACATAGCGCCACGTGTTTGTTTTCGCCAAAGAAGGGTACTTGTCCGCGAAGACTCAAAACACCCGAAGACTGATCGAAGTGCCACCGACCATCCTTCCACTCGGCACCCCACCCTATGCGTACATTCCTCGGTTCGGGAACACCGAGTTGTTGAATCACACTGGGTGTGAGTACATCTGGGTGCGTTGTTAAGACGTCTTCCGTGAGTTCACACACGACACACGAGATGGTCTTACCATCGGCGAGAACCACGGGTTGTAAACGAAGTGGTGTTTCCATACCGAACTCCAAATCTGAGCGTATCCGTATGGGCTCGTCGTAGTCGAGTAAGACGTTAATACACCCGTAAGTGCTCGGACCTATCTTCTTTGTTATGTCTTCGCCCCAATTCTCACCTACCAATTGGAGTGCTTTACTGTTGTCTACACACAAGACGAGTAACCCGTCGTTTATGGTGACCCCGTCCCTGAATTTAGCCTCGTATCCGTCCTCGAGGTACTCGACAGACTCGAGGTGTGTGTTAAACATGAATGTCGCGCCGTTATCCAAGAGCGCCTGTTGCATCGCGTCGCTCATCACTTTTCCGGATACACTCTGTGTGTACTGTTTAGACATGCCCACGTGGTCGAAACTTTTTACGAACTCGTACGCGGACATGGTCTCCCAGTCAACTCCGTCCATGATAAACGTGAGCGTTTGAATCAGACGTTCACCACTCGAAGTCATGTTTCCCAAAGCATCTTTGAGTGAGATGGACTTGTACTTAGTAGGCCTCGCCAACACACGTCCCGCGAGAGAGGCGAGAACCCCGTAATCCTTGATACCTAAATTTCTGAATACGGTTTTGTAAACATCCGTCTTCGCGGGTTGAAACACGTCGTCCCATTCGATTCCCATCTCTCTGAAAAGACTATCGGTGTTTACGAATGCGTTATCAAACACGATTCTGTGTGCGTGTAAATCACGGGTCTCTGTTTCTGGTTCCCACCAAGAACCACCCGCCGATGGTTTGCGATCATATATGATGACCTCGTGGTCGGTGGACCTGAGAAGTTCCCACGCGACAGACATGCCTGTGGGTCCGGCACCCACGATGTGGACTCGCATTTATAATAGTATGCCAAAAAAATATACACATATTATAATGCAAGCTGGAAAGGAACTCAAAAAATTACAAAAGGCGAGGGACGCACAAAAAAAGAAAGTAGAAAAAAGTTATAAAAAATATGATAAAAAACACGTGGCAGGTAGTAGACGTACACCCGTTTATGAAAAAAAGTATGAAACTAATTACAATAAATTGAAAGAAATAAATAAAAAACTTAATAATAATGCGTCTAAAACGTTAATGAAAGAAAAAGGCTTGTTGGGAAAAAATAAAGCACTATCACTTCTTAATGAAATAGAAAGAAAGGGAAAAAATATACCTAACATACCACAAAATATAAAAAATATCATAACCAATCAACTAAAAAGTAGACCAAAGATAAATGTGACTCGAGAATTGGTGTCAAATTTTAAAAACTATCCATTCCATATTCAAAAGAAGATCGTAGATTTGTTGTATAACACGAACGTTCCAGTCAAAAATATCATGAATTATGAAACACTCGAATACATAATGAACAGAATCGATTCAAACACGAACCGTATGATGTATAAACCAATTAAGCATTCAATAAAAATGAAACAATTTATGAATGAATACAAAAAATATTACAATTCTGGTAAAACTTATAAACAATTCGTAAATATAACTTATAAACTAAATAGTGCATTCAATTAGGCCGGAAGATACAACGCGTTCCGCGTGAGTTGGTAAAACACGAGGAGGGACACGGTCAAGAGTGTTTGAAAGTCTAGGTATTCCATGGACATGATGAGTAGAAACACGTTGAGAATCACGTGCATGGGTATTGGTTTCTCCGGTCCATACTTCGTGTAGAATCCGTACGTCGCCCCACCCGATAACAGAAGTGCGTTGATGGCAGTGGCGTACGATGGACGATACAAGAACCACGCGGTATACAGAAGTGAAACGTAAGATATGAATATAGAACGTCTACCAAGTTCCTTCATGCTGTCAACGATCAATAGAGGTTTCCTTTCCAACAGTTTAGATTCCCAATGTGGACCAAGTATTAAGTAGGAAACATATAGGATCACGAAAATATACCACATTTTTATTAGTATCTCAGAAAAAAAATAAAAAAAATATTTTTTTGAAAACTTTTTTTAGAAAAAAGAAATGTAAAAAATAATTTTTTTTCTAAAAATTTATGAGAAATATTATGTATAAAAAATACTTTAGGTATGATTTAGATATACCTCCTATATATACTCCGTCTTTTGGTTTGATTTATATATACCTATACTATTTTCATAAGAAATTTCTATCACAAAAAACAAAATAAAAAAAATATTTTTTTGAAAACTTTTTTTAGAAAAAAGAAATGTAAAAAATAATTTTTTTTTCTAAAACTTTTCTGAGATCCCAAAAAATTCTATTAAAGAAAAAGCTCGAACCATGTCTAGAGATGAACCCATTAACACGAGCATACAATTACCACGTGATGCGCGCGGCGAGTAAGACTGTCGTGCCCGGTTACAAAGGTAAAGAACCCGTCGGGTGTGAAGCAGACATGCGTCGACGAACCGTCTCACAAAGTAAGGTACACTTGGTACACAAGACTGTTTGGGACCCCGAACGAATGACATACATCACGAAACATTACCTACCCGACGGTACTCCGTATAACGACATGACGTTAAAGAATAAAATATCTTCATAAAGTAAGGATGCGGACATGTGCACCAATAAAATTAATACCAACGCGCGTTAAACAGAAACGTAATACGTGGAAGTTTGCCGCGGAATTCTTGTGGCGTAAGAATTTTGTAAAAAATCAGTCCGAACTGGGTGCGTGGACTCGAGATCAGTTAATAGAGCTCGGTCCGACCTTTGTAAAATTAGGCCAGATTGTATCAACGCGCGCAGATCTTTACCCTGTAGAGTTTACGCGGGAGCTCGAATCTTTACAGGATAATGTCCCTCCGATAGAGATGGAACGTGTAAAAGATGTTGTAAACACTAACGATGTATTTTCGGAGTTCGACTACGAACCTTTTAAATCCGCGAGCATAGGACAAGTACACATGGCTAAACTGTTAGACGGTCGCGAAGTCGTGGTAAAGATAAAACGACCGGATATTTATGACATCATGAAGAGGGACACGGATAACATAGTGGACGTCGTAAACTTTTTAGAACGGGTGGGCATAGACACGGGTGCGACGTCTGGTAAGGTACTCGAGGAGTCCATAGAGTATCTATTGTCTGAATCGGATTACGGGAAGGAGATGGAAAACGCACACAAAATGCGTAAGGCATTCAAAGGTGTGAAATGGGTAAAGATCCCAAAAGTGTACGATGAGTTCTGTACGGAAGACATGATAGTCATGGAGTACGTGAAATCCGATAAGTTTACGGAGATTCGTGACGAAAAAGTGAACCCCAAAAAGATATGCGAAGCCCTGATAACATCTTACGTGATTCAAACTATGGAGAAAGGCCTGTTTCACGCGGACCCGCATCCGGGAAATTTGGGTTTCTCGGAAAATGGGAAACTCGTGTTTTACGATTTCGGGCTCGTGATAGACATATCCGACGAACTTAAGCTAGGTTTCCAAGACCTGTTTAAGTGTATCATAAACAGGGACACGAAAGGTATGGTCGACACGCTGATACGACTCAACGTGATCGTCCCCACGACATCCGATACGAGTGATATCGAAATATTTTTCAAAACGACTTTGAACTATTTAGAAACATTGGACGTAAGTGCTTTTAAAAATGATGTATTGGACGACGAAATACTCCTATCTCTCGCCAAAAAGAAGCCATTCACAATTCCTACGTCATTCGTGTATCTCGCCAAGGCCTTTTCTACTGTGGAAGGTACGTGTATAAAACTAGACGAAAATTTCAATTACTACGAATACTTGGAACCCATGATACGCGAACAATTCATAGACAGTTTTGATGTGCAAGACATGTTTTCGACATCTTTGGAGATGCCTTCGAGGATACGAAACATAAGTACGGCTGTTCTGGGTTTGGAAGAATCCAGAGCATCCATGAAACGTTCGTTAGAGAGGACTAGGAAAGAGATGCGGTACGCGCAATACAGTGTTTTGTCTGCGGTGTTTGCTGGGAACATGGTGGATCATCTACCAGCGTTTATATTATTATCTACGTTGAGTGCGTGGTTCGCGTTTACTTCTCATAAAAGTCGATAGAAACTTCTTCCTTTGGTTTCTTTTCTTCGACGAAGAAAGCTTTGTGGCTTTCCAAAATCTCACGGGAACGAATCTTTTCACCCTCCGCGATTTCGGAAAGCTTTTCTCTGATGCTCGTGAAATCATCCACGCGTTGCTTCTTCATTTTCTTACCGTACTTCTTGAACTTCTTGCGAATGGAGGCTATGTTAGCTGGAGTGGAGGTCGCGATGACAAACATTTATTATCTCTTGACATTTTTTCTCGGTGTAAAAACCGACTTTAAGAATTTACTAGACGCTATCATTTTTTGTGTCTTCACGGCCTTTTCAAACTTTTTTATATGATCCAAAGTCACGTTTTCGTTTCTCACCTTGTCGCGCACAAACTTCTTCTCTTCGCGTGTCATGTACGGAGACGCATTGATGTATTTGATTCTGTTTGTGATTCTCGCACTAATGATCGAGTTGACGATGCGACCTACTCTGGGGTCTTCGCGTTTTCGTTTACTTTTCAAAGATACGAGTGCATTCGCGACATTATTCATCTTACTATTATTTTACAAATTAATTTGCGCTATACGGTCTAACATATCACTTAAATAGAGACCTGAAAATGAAACGTTATTATTTCTGTATGAGAAATTACCACTATTACTCTTCTTTATGGTCTTCATGATTTTAACGCGCTTTTCGAGAGCTTTGAGTGCCTCGTCACTCTTTTGAATTTTTTCAAATTGTGAAGGTTTTATGCCTATGACATCTAGAATTCTTTCTACAGATGGAGAGTCTCGTTTATAAAGTTTGAGAAACTGGTACAGCTGCGCCAAATAATTGACGAGTTCTGTCTTGTACACACTTAACACGCGGGTGTTGTTCATGTAATTCTCTATCATATCGTGTCCCTTGTACATACGACGCGCATCAGAAATTCGCACATTTTTGCGTAGATTATCATAGTTCAATAGGAGATCGACGACTTCCTTTCTCTTTGGTTTATTAAACACGATTCCTTGATTTATGTAATTGTCGTAAAGTTTCGCGCGCGTGGGCGCCTTTGATTTGTCACTCGGGAGCGTGGCACCTCTTTTGAGTCTGTTTACTATCTTGTTATATTCCCTCATACGTGAGAGTATTTCCCTGTTTATCATGTTCTCATTTTTGAGACCCATGTTTGAGAGTATATCTTTGATTGCTTTGTTACTCATCTTACTATTCCATTACAAATTAATATTAAGTCGCTTGAGTTTTTCCTCAAACTCTCTACGTTCACCCGGTGATTCAATCTTTTCACCCGTGGCGATGGCTCTGATTTCGGGGCCTGTTAAGTGCATCGCATCCGCGCGGAAATCCTTGAACGCCTCCATCGTGACGGGGACGAGTGGTTGGACGAGTTCATAAATTGCGTTCGCGTATTCCCTAATCTCCATTTGTGCGTGTTCGTCCATGCGTAGGTGAAGGTAGTGCATGAGATTATGGAGATTGATCTTCCAATAGAATTCCGTGTACGTCGATTGTGGGAGGTTGCCACGTGCCTGTTCCCGGCACGTACCCCTGTCGAGAAGGTCCTGGTACAACTCAAACGATTCATTGAGCTTTTCAGAAACTTTAGAGGATAATTCGTCACCGACATCCACGACACCTTCTGAGCCCTGATTGTTTACTTTGGATTGCCCGCGTAGAATGTCGGGTTCGTAGTACTGTTTCGGCACGACGGAGTATCTGGCGGAGAGTTCGTTGATGCTGGCCATGCGGTGGCGCATATGCTGTCGAGCGATATAGATGGGCATTTTGATGTGAAACTTGAATTCCACCATTTCGAAGGGGGTGGTGTGCCAGTGTCTAAGGAGATATCGAATAAGTCCCCGATCTCCTCTTGAGGTTTTAGTCCCATCTCCATACGAGACTCGGGCGGATTGTACGATGGCCGCATCCAAATCTTGTTGAGGCATGTGGTCCACGAGGCGAACAAATCCGTGATCCAAGACATCTTTCTGCATGATTATTTATACAACGGGTTAAATCTTTAATTCGTTAACCTAAGTCATAGATGATACGAGTGTATTTAGTAACAGAATGGAGAGCATCTCTGACCTTTTGAGCGCACGCATAGAACTTTATGGAACCAAGAAGAGTGTATGGGATGGTTCGCCACTCGAAGGTATTCGTAAAATGAGTGCTGATGCGATCGGATTTGAGGGCGAGGCGCTCCTATTCAACCTCTGCAAAAAGTATGGCGTAGACGTTGAATGGGATGGTAATACGAATATCTCTAAAAAAGGTGATAATAGGGATTATGATATGTTAGTACGTGGTAGAACAGTCGAGGTGAAGACGGCCAGAATGGGCGAAAGCGGTGCGTTCCAGCATGAGTGTTTACGTAATCAAAATTCCCCAGAATTCTGGATATTTATTGATATTTCACCACATGACACATACTTTACTATTATTGACTGCTATGATTTGACAACCAAACATCCCATATTAGAGCGCACGGCACATTCCAGAAAGAAAACCAACGATGTATTCAAACTTGACACGAGTGTATGCGTGCTTGACAGAGGTATTAATTCTGAGATAACGTTACGGATCGCACACGGTGATCCTGACGACGCATTTGGGCCGTGGCTCAAATCTCGGATCCAACCGTTATCCGTCATCGAAGAAATTGATGAATTATCGACGCTCTTAGATTCAAAGCTGAGTTTGTCGATTTGAAACTCTCTTTAGACCATTCAATCTTTTTAGCTTTTGTAACAAAAGACTCGACGTCTCGTTTGAAAAATACGCCGTACCCCTTCTTACCCGGTAATTCATCGAATGTATCATATACTTTCATATTGTTTTCACCAAAACATGTAGATGGTAAATACACGTGACATTTTCCTATCATTTTTACATTTCTTCTAGACGCTACGGTACCTCCATCTGATATGGAGTATACACACACATCTTCACTGTCTATCTTTTTTATTTCGAATTCCTCGTTTTTTGTGTGTTTGGACCATATTTGAAAAACTCCATTTATTTTAGTCTCATTTCCATCGGGCATATGAAACATCCCACTCAATTTTTCGCTGTGAATGAGGTTGTACCCCTTTACTCGTTTTCTAGGCGATCCTCTACCATCACTTTCAAATAGCTGTGGTAATATGAAAGCCACGTAATCTGCGAACGCGTGTGAGTGATTTATGAAATTTAGTGCCATGTGTCCTCTTAACCCAAACGGTGGGTTTCCTATGACCACGTACTTCAAAGATGTATCTGGTGGAGTCCAATCTAGGAAGTCGGATTTGGTTACACCCTCACATCTTGGTTCTATGTCTAGACCTATCTTTTTGTGTGAAAGTGCATTGAAAAAACTTCCATCTCCCGCAGATGGCTCTATGAACGTGTATTCATCTGGTTTTACACCCGTGACATGAAAGAATGTATCGATACATTTAATTGCCATGCTCGGTGGGGTAAAAAATTGATCCTTTGATTTGTGTGTATACTCACCGTAATCTATATTCTTCCCAAGTATTTTGAGTAAATCAAAATCATAATTATGCGGAACATCTTTTAACAAGATCCATCTATTTACTGTACCTGACACTATATTTAGTTTCTTGGCTATCTCAGAGACACTATGTGATTCCAGACATTCCTCTAGTAGCTCAAATGACATCTGCGTTTTAAACACGTTGTATCCTTAAACTTTTTAATTCCACGACATCCTTTCTCTCAGGCGCCTTAGCAAATAGGGGGTGAGTTCTATCATGTTTCCAAACGGAACGTATCTGTAATCGATACCTATGTTTTTACCCATTCCTAAAAGTTGCGCGGTCACGTATTGATCCTTGTCAAACCTCGTCGCGTAACGAAGAGACCTTTCATTGTGTGTCGCGATGATGGCGTGTACGTGTGGACACACGAGTGAGTACGCCATCGCTTTTGCGTACTCGTTGTCTACGTCTGCCTTATTTGAAAACAGACCTTCTTGTGTTCTCAAGTAGGCGCCACGCACGAGCTTTGCGCCTAGCATGACCCCATCTTTTTGTGTGTCGTCCATGTCACACAGAAGTTCTTGCATCGCCCGCGTTCTATACATTTGGTAGGTCTTGTATACATGAACAACATTTCGTGTGTTGTGTTCCGCCATCATATCGTAACATATGTCTGGGTACAACACGTCTTCGGCGTCTATGCAAATCTTTACACCGTGTTTCTTCGCCGTTTTTATGATGGAGTGTGCGCAGTCCTTTGCCGTAGATTTAGACTCCCTCGAACCAAAACTTGTGAGTTTTATGGCGCACATAGATTCGGGTGGGAGTGTTTTGATGACACTCTCTGTGGTACGCATGACTTCGAACGCGTCTCTTAATTTACAGTTTTCTCTCGCGTAATCGACGATGACCTTCTCACCTCTTTTGTGTAGGATTTCTAAAACACGTGGGAGTTCTCTGAATGTTGCCGCATATCTGAGCATTACTTTACTTTAGATATTTTTCGTCTAAATCATTTTTCAATCCTTCTATGTCTTTGTAGTATCTTCTCAAGTCTTTCATGAACCGTTTGTTTTTCTCGAGACATTCACATTCGGGTTTGTTAAGGTAAATCCACGCGAGATTAGACTTTGAGTATTTAGATTCCTTTTGATTTTGATTGGGTCTTCTCGGAATGACTTTCTTTTTCACAGTCTTCTTGAGAGGCTCCGTACGCTTCGTGAAACTGATGGCTTGCATCACCGTGTCTGCGAGATCGTCTTTCTTTTTGGACTCTTTGAATATTGGGAGCCAATGAGCGTTAATGGAATTGGCATTTAAAAATGCTTCGCATCTTTCAATAGATACTTTCTTTCGTTTGAGATACTGTGCTTTACCTGGACCACATACATCTGGAATCTTAAACTTAGCATCGTAAATGATAGTTTCAGACTTAGGAGATTTTATGACAAAGTATGCATGTAAAAAGTTTTCTACCATTTTCATTTTCTTGTTTCGGTCAGGTTGTTTCTCTATCAGGACGACATCTGATTCTAAGACCCACGGTCGTTCATCGAGGTGATTTCGCATCGACACGAATATACCATCTTTAGATTCAGGCGGTACACCGGATACATCCCAGTTTGCGACGAGATTTGACTCTTCATTAAATTGACAAATAGCTAAGTTACGTATACCTACGTCTATGCTAAGTATCATTTACTTAAGGGAAATTTATTTCTTTATATACTATAAATGAAGAAAGTTAATCCAGTCGTATTGATCGTCCTCGTATTGCTAGTTGTAGCCCTCTTGTTACCAATGGGTACAAAGGAAGGATACAAGGAAATCGGTGATAGATTCAGAGAGATGCAAGAAGATCGAAAACGTAGACGCCAAAAAAGGGAGGCGGAGCGCGAACAAAGGAAGAGGGAGCGCCGGCGTAAAGATGCCGCTCGCGCTAGAGAAGGTCGATTTAAAGCTATGCGAGGAAATGAAAGCGAACCACGTGGTGCATCACTCAATTAATTTCTATATGTATCTTAAATGAAGATAGACAATAGGTTAAATACGGTAGCTTTGGTCATATCTATTATTGTCGTCGTCATGTGGTTAGCTTCTATCAGGATGCGAGAAAACCTAGACGGTGATTCCAAAGCCGTCGCATACGTGCGTGACGCTCCAGAGGGTAAGTTTATCAACCCATTCGTGATTTACGGACTCGCGAAGGAGCAGACAAAGGATGAACAAAAGCTCGCGCGGATCATCCCACTCGCGAAGTCTGGTGACCGCGAAAAGCTCATCGCGTACCTCGAAACTTTGTAAATGTATTTTTGTTTTTAGTGGTAACAGTACACCACAGAGAACAAAAATGATTATTTATCTTTTACCAAACTTGGATATACCGGCATTGATACCCTTATTCAAACCCTTTTGACCAGCTGGAGACATACCGAGTACAATCATGGCTATCACGGTCATGCAACAGCACACGGCGAGTGCGATCATAGCATATTTCGCTGGTCCGGTCACTGCGCCGACAACACCGGCAACGGCAGTACCCGCGGAATCGATCACTTCTGCGGCGCCACCGGCCTTGGACGCGGCCGTGGCTTCACCCTTGGCGATGATTTCATTCGCCATTTTGTTGGTCGTGATGGCCGAAAGAATGTTCCTAGACACGGCTTGTGCAGCCAAATCCGCGGAAATGTTCTGTTTAAACGTGAGCTTTTCGCCGTTGAGGCATATGGTTTCACCTATGTATATGTTTTGATCTTGTACGTTAACGGATTCATTGATAGTCTTCGTGAGGTTATTGGTTTCAAGGTTAGTTCTCACGATGTTTTCAATTTCTGTATTAATATCTTGATTTACGTTTTGGCGATCACCGAATTGCAGGTTCCCCATCTGGGTCTGTTTATCGAGTGCGGCTCCCGCCTGTGCCTGCAATTCGGATACGATTTCGTTCTCTACTTGTTGGAAACTTTGAGCAATCTGCTCCGTCGTCGCCATGAAACTCGAGGTGATCGTTTGATCGGTCTCAATGTTACACCCAACATTTCTCAACACCTTGAGTTGCATACCTTGAATGTTTTGCATGGTGTTTTCATTGATGGTTTCGTTGTTTGTGACAGAATTATACATCACGTCATTGACTACACTCATATTAAAGTTTTGGTTGATGGTAGAACTTCCACCCCCACCCATGATTTGTGATGTACTGAGAAAAAAATATAAACTTAAAGACTTATATATAAATCTAAATTATGTGGTGTTGGTGGTGTTGTCACCCATTTGAAGGTGATACCTTAGAATTACCATACAAATATGATGAAAAGCGTAATAAATTTTATACGTGTGGTGGATTTTGTTCCTGGAGTTGTATGAAAAGATACGCCATCGATAAGTATGGTATAACACGTGGTGGAATTATATGTAGTAATATAATCATCATGCGCAAGAAGCTATACAACAAACTCGGTTCCATCCGGATAGCACCTCTCCGCGAAGAACTCGACGTGTTCGGTGGAACCATGACCATAGAAGAATTTAGGAACGATAGCGTCGTAGACAAAGAGAAACCTAAAGAAATAGATAAGAAACCCCTAGAAAGCAAAGTCATACCAATTATTTCAAACACAAAGAAGATGGATGAAATAAAGAGTGCGACTGGAAAGAATGAAACACTCCGATTAAAACGAGATAAACCACTCAAACGAAACCAAAACAATTTGGAATCGGCGTTAGGACTCATCATTAAGTCCAAAACGTAAGAGACGCTTTTGTTTATTTGTCGGTTTCGATTTAGGAAGTTCTTCTGAACGGGCACTGTGTACCCAATTTTGGCCATCGTACGCCATCCATTTGATGTCGTGTTTTTCTATGACCTTTCTGCATAAAACACACGGTAGTGATATACCCTCACCATAACTGGTTTCTCGGCAAATCACTAACGTACCATATTTCCTGTTAACCCAAGACGTAAACTTGTGTGCCCTGTACCCCTTCTTAGAGCACGCGCGCTGGAGTTGTTTGATGAGTCTTCGCTCTGCACAGCATATACAATCACTTTGGACAGACTCGAAAAAACTTAGTAGTGTAAGTGGTGACGACCGGAAACTTCATGTTTATTGAATACGAGCGCGTTATTTTTAAGGTGGTTGCAATTCTCACAGACCGAACCTTCGAATACAAAGCAACAATTGTCGCATTCATTTAAAACACGTATGTTCCTTTGTACAAGTTTGTTTTCAGAGTACAAAATTAAATCTCTTATGGTGTAAATTCCATATATGACCATGGTTTCCAAAGATGGAAACTTCATCCTACTTACCAAAACAGCTGCAAACTTTAGATACCTTTAGCATTACGGAGAAACTATCAATCATTGGTGGAACCATCTTCTTGAGAACAATTTCGAGTTCGGAATCTTCTTCACCTTCATCGATTTGTTCAATCAAAGAGTAGATCAAGTCGATCACGAGTTCCTTCTTTTCTGGACCCTTCAAACCCTTGAGCTTGTTGACTTCCATCATGAGCGTCGATACGATTCCACAGATGTTTTCCTTGTTGATACCAGTTTTCTTGTATCGGTTGGTCAACGCTTTCATGCGCTCGATGACCTGCTTCGCTTCCTTCGTCTTGTCACTCGCGTAACCGCTGATGACATTTTCTGGTGCGGTATCTGTGTTCTCCATTTATGTTTATCATAGAAATAAATTCTTTAATTATTAATAATGGACGTCGACAAGACTATTGTGTTCGTTGCCGTATCCATGGGTGTGTACCAGCTGGTGAACGAATTCAATAATATATACAACATGAAGGGACTCGAAGAATACGACAGAGCTTACGTCATTTCTGGTATCATCACGAGCCTTCTGTGGACGGTCTATCAATACAGGCAGGGTTCAAATTACTACGCGATGTACTCCGCTGCAGGTCTTCTATTAGGTGTATACACACTCGTGCAGTTGTATCGTCGCCAGAAATACGAGGCGTAAACGTAGTGTGTTTTGCGAGTGTACCTATGAATTCTAACATTTTGTATTTTTCTTCGAACGTTAATCTTCCTGTCTTCTGCATCACATAAGACAGGAGCATTAAGAGGATTCGAATCGAATCGACTACATGCATATTTACTTTCTGCAAATTTTAAAAAGTAACAATTTACCCTCATCTGAAACCCCTTCCATGAACTTCCCGTAAAACTGACCCGCTGAGACCTGTGTACCACTCAGATATGTGATTTTCGTGTTTGACTTTCTAAACGTGTCGACGGCATCGTAGTGTTCCGCACACCATCGTTTTAACTTATCTATGTGTGGTTGAGAACGTTCTATGATTTCATCTCTCTGTTTTTTCTCGGCTGCCATCTGAATTTTATATTCGATGTACTCATCTATGTCTACGAAATCACCCGCCGTTTTTTCTGGGGGTACAATCTGTGTATCCGCCGCGACGGCATCATTGAGGATGTCTTTCAGTTTTTGGAGTTCATACTTTTTCATGTAGTACTCTTCTGTGCCTTCTATTTCACCCGATTTTTTGGCGTCCAAACTGCCCATGGCAGCCATCACCGAAACCACACAACTAAAGAAGCACAATAGTATCAACGCGATGATTCGTTTATCCATCTATTGTGTACGGAGATTATAATCGAGTGCTCGTTGTAATTGGCATGTTTTGAGACAATGGTGTTGTTTCTATGGGACTCATCGGGGCCGCTGGAGCAGACGAACCCACTGCGGACCTCTTGAAATATGGGAGTTTGCCACCTCTCTTTCTAAACATCATGAAAAGAGAACCAAGCATGAGAAGCAAGTAACCGATCAAGCTCACGATACCGAAGTTACGGGCAGACTTATCGGCGGAGTCCTTGCACTCGTTGGTCATGGCGAGAGTCATGGAAGACGCGATGGTACCGAAGATACCGAACAATATACCGAAAACGGCGGCCTCAGACTTCGCGAACTTTGCGAAGATGAGCGTCGCGATGGTCGTGATGGCCATGGTCATGGTGTGACTCAAGAACCCCTTCAAGTTCTTCCACTTTTGGGAATCTTGGATCTGGCTACACTTGTTGAATGTAGAGACACCGACGCTGGTGATCGCGATATAAAAGATGCCCATCATGATGATTAAACCGAGTGTACCGTTCGACATCTCGAGTTCAACTTTTGCGTTGTTGGCGAGTGCCTGAAGTTGTTTCAGATCAACCATTTTATATGTTATGTACTGAGAAATTTAATCAGATCATCCATGTTTCTTTTCTGTTTCCATCCAAGTGACTTGAGTTTGTCGGCGCATATGTGATACCGACTATCATTAAATGGCCTGTCGTTTACATACTCTATCCATGCGTCGTAGTCTTCCGTGTTTTTGATGGTTTTTATGATGAGTTTTGTCACTTCCATGACTGTGAGTTCATGATCTGAAGCTATGTTATATATTTCACCCTTTTCACCTTTTTTCCAAACGGTATCTACTGCGTCGACGACGTCATCCACATGCATAAATGCTCTTTTCACGTGAGCACTTTTTGTCCCGTGAATGGTACACTTTTTGTTTTCTTTGAGGAGTTTCTTGAACTTTGGAATGAGCTTCTCTGGGTACTGGTTTGGGCCATAGACATTGTTACACCTGATGATCTTGACGTTCATACCAAACGATTCAATGTATGAACGCACGAGCATTTCGGCTGCCGCTTTGGATGCTGAGTAAGGGTTTGTTGGTTTGAGTACCGCGTCCTTTTCCGTGAACGGTACGTCTGTGAGACTTTCACCATATACCTCATCTGTACTGAAGTGAATGAATTCAACGTTTGGTAGGAAATATCTACACGCCTCTATCAACACGTGTGTCGCGTGTACGTTATCCTTCGTAAACGTGAGCGCATTTTCAAACGAGTTGTCTACGTGACTTTGTGCCGCAAAGTGAAACACGTAATCAAACTTATATTCATGTATGAGGTGTTCAATGAGTTCGGCGTTACCCACATTTCCCTTAATAATGGTCGCCTTCCCATCATCTATGTTTTTGGTGCTTGAACAGTAATCCATTTTATCAACGGTGACAAACTCAATATCCGGGTATTTGTCTTTCATCCGGTTGATAAAATTGGACGCGATGAACCCACATCCTCCCGTGACGAGGGCAGTAGGCATTTATATATTAGAAATTACCTGTTTTAAGCTGTTTAATGAAAATACTTACCTTTTGGTTTTGGTTTAAAATTCTTTAGAAGTTCACACACTCGGTCAACATCTTCAATTTCCAAACCATGATGTGCACCTAGAAGGAATCCGTCTCTCATGATCTTATCCGCGTTTTCAAAATCTTGGAGATACTCTCTGAACGCTGGGTGTCTCGTGATGTTACCGGCAAACGTGACGCGCGTTTGAACATCATTTTCTTCGAGGTATTTAACCAATTCAAGTCTATCAGGACACTGCAGTGGAATTGCGAGCCAGTTTGGTTTTCTCGAATCATCTGGGAGTGTGTAATACTCCGTGTCCTTGAGGTTTTCGAGATACCGTTCAATCATTGTGCGCCTCTTCTTAAGGAAACCTTCGAGCTTATCGAGCTGTACGAGACCAAACGCCGCGTTCATTTCACATGCCTTCAAGTGATACCCCGCGACTCCGTACAAAAACTTCCAATCGTATGGAATACCGTCGACGGAGTGATTGAATCGCTCACTCGGTTCCTCGATGTTATCACCGATTCTACCCCAATCTCTGTACATGAGTGCGCGCTTCAGATGTTCTTCGTCGTTAAACATGACCATGCCACCCACACCACCTGCGGTGATGACATGACTGGCATAGAAGCTCGTGGTGCTTAAATCCGTGCACTCAGTCTTCGTGATCGTGTCGGCAGAATCTTCAAACAAAATTGCATTTGGAAATGCTTCACGGATGGCTTTCCAATCGGGTGTGTTTCCTATCAAGTTTGGAAGAAGGATACATTTTGTGTTTTCCGTGACAACCTTCTTGAGTTGTTCTACACTCGGAACATACGTAGTGAGTTCTACGTCACAAAACACGGGTTTGTGCCCCAATTGTACGATGGGCGCAACGGTGGTGGAAAATCCACACGCGGGCGTTACGATTTCTGAACCCTTTGGAAGGTCAAGTGCACACAAACCTAAAAGGATCGCGCTACTCCCGGAGTTTACAAAGAGTCCATGTCTCTTCCCGAATATACTTGAAACCCTTTTCTCAAATTCAACAGAACGATCCCCAAAGCCAGCGAGCCAGCCATCGCGGAGACAATTATTGACAGCTTCAATTTCTTCCTCCCCATATGATTCAAATTTGTTGGGTGCATACCAGACTTTTTTTGGCATTATAATATAAAGACTACGATAATCTTTAAATGAGATGAAGGTTATTCATAGACGAGGATATGGTTCTGCTTTCAATGAGTTGACGATACACGGTGATAAGATAACTAAGCGATGTAAAAACGATTATGGATTATATAAGATAAAAAACGAAATAGAATTCTATAAATTTATATATGAAAATGACATAAAGTTTCCTATGGCTAAAGTGTCTGAATTCTTAGAAGATGGGTATGTAATGGAATATTTAGAAGGTTACGAACCTCTTTATAAGACGAAATTATGTATTCATGATGTGTATGAATCACTGGATAATCTCCACAATAGTATCAAACGTGAAGTGTCTAAAGACTATTTCATAGAACAATTGAATCTTGAGATAGATCACAAAATAAAATCGCGATACTCTGTGATAAAAGACAAATTATCTAAATACGATTACATTAAGTATGTGAATGACGTTAAAATAATACCATTCTATGAATTACTCGATATGATAAACATAGAAATACTAGATATAGTAAATGAAATGAAAAAGTATTATTTTGTTCCCATACACGGCGACTGTCAATTCAATAACATACTTTCCGATGGAGATGACATCGTGTTCATAGACCCTCGTGGATACTTTGGAGAATCAAAGATATTTGGTATGCGTGATTATGATTTAGCGAAGGTTTTGTTCGCTATATCTGGTTACGATGAATTTGATTCTAGTAAAATAGATAGTTTAGATATAGATAACGATAACATAAACATTAAATTGAATGGTTTAGGCGATATATTTAACAGACCAAAGATTCAAATACTTTTAATGTTAAATATATGGCTGGGAAATGCCCATTCATTTGAGAAAGATGAATATAAAATGATAACGAGTTATTTCATATCTCTGTATCTAGGTAGTTTGTATTTCTCTAAAAGATAGAATTAAGATCATTTATAATGAACGCATCTTCTGACTTCATATCCTCATTCATCAAGTATACGCAGTCAGTCACGTGTTTGAGAGCGTCGTAACCAACTTTAGAGTTTTCTATTCCCACGATACACTGTCCTTCTTTGTGATATCTAGATATCGCCAATTTGTAACCTTCTGGGTCTGGTTTTGGTGATTCATAGTCTTCTCTCGTGATCCAATTCTTCAACTCGTTGAGAAATGGTAATCTTTTCTTGAAATGCTCCGCTATGACACGGTTTGTGTTCGTAACCACACAATGGTTAATCCCCAATTCGGTAATGGTTTTCACTAAGTTTTCTGCGTTTTTAGTGGGTTCGATGTCTTCGAACTCAAGCATTTTCTCTAGTTTTTTACGTTTTATCGTTTTCATTTCATCCTCACCATATTTTGATCTTAAATATGAATCTATACCGACACTTTCCACAATTTCTTTTACATCTATGTCGTCACCCAACACTTTGTTATATGCTTTGAAATGTAGTTTATCCGTGTCCGTGAGCGTTCCATCTAAATCAATCAACAAGAATAAGTCTTTTGGTGATTCCTTGAGATTGGGGTGTTTGAACTTTGAGAAGCACCGTCGTAAACCTTCATCTATAGATGTAAACGTGTATCCTTCAAGTTTTTCCACCAACTGTGTGTCTATTGGTCTATCGGCGCCATCACTTGGTGGTTCATCGATAGGTGACACATTTAATGGCTTTTGTAAATAGTTTGCTATCTTTTCTGCCATCAAATACTTGGTAACTTTGTCGTTTGGGTTTCCGAAGTGTTGAGTTCCACTGGGACCTTTTTCCACACATTTTGTGATGAATTCACATAAATCATCTATGTACAGAGGTCTTCTCACTGAAAAGTTATCTTCCTTGTGTGTTTTCGTTCGATCGAGTACCTTTTTACCGATGACACTCACAGCGCTCTCGGAAAGTGATTTCAGATGCTCTGAGTACAAAACTGGGACGCGTATGATGGTGTGTTCGTTCGTGTGTCTCCTAACTCTTTGTTCTGATATGAGCTTAGATATACCATAATTTTGCAAAGGATTAGTTTCGCTCTTTGGGTTATATGGTGGTTTGAGTCCATCAAACACGTAATCAGTGGATATATGTACCAAATGAACTCCTGATTCTTTGCAAACTTTGGCAATGTTATTTGTTATATCTATGTTTACGCGTTTAGTTTCATTCCAATTTCCTTCACATACGTCTACACGTCTTTCTACGATACAATTGACACAATCCGTGATCTCATGTTCTTCCATCACGGATTTTATGGCGTCTGTATTCATAAAATCAACTTTTATTCCATTTTCAATAGGATTTGTGTTATAAGTCCCAATGTAAGATATACCATTTCTTTTGAAATTTTCAATGATGCGTTTTCCAAGTAGACCAGATGAACCACAAATTAAGACTCTCGTCATGATTAAGCATCATCGGTATTCTTTAAAATCTTTTTGATGATATTTGTCGTACTCAAATCTGGAACGTTATCCAAAATTTTGATGTCTCTCAAATACGGGTGTTTGTTACGTATTTGTTTAGCCGTGTAGTCGGAACCTTTCACCCACACATATGGATCCACAATCTTCATTATTTCACCAAGCGTTTCTTCTGTTTCGTTGTTTACTTCGTCGTATAAAACGATGTAATCCACACACTCTATCATTTTGAATAAGTTTATTCTGTCCCAGTAATTATTGACTGGTCTCGTTTCACCCTTCAATTTCTTAATCTGTTCGTCACTACTCAAACATACCATGAGTGTGTCACCACTATTCTTGGCTTGAATGAGATTGTGTATGTGACCCACATGAATAATATCGAAACATCCAGATGTTAAAACAATCCGGTCTTTGTTTGTTTTTATGATGTTTCTTAGCTGTTCGTTACAGTGTATGATCTTGTGATTCACTTTACACCCCCTGTTTTTCACTGAAAGAAAAAGGGACTCATCTTCGAGATAAGTACAATTATCTATGGATTCAACAAATGTACCCGGACACATCACATGTTTACCGTTACTTATGTTTCCATCCAATAATAAGTTAAAATTGGATTCTGGGTCATGTTTGTTTGTGACCTTTAACTCTATGTCATTGAAAATGGTTTCAAAACCCGGATTCAAATAAAAGTATCCATATTTATCGGTTTCGTCACTCAAATCAATGGATGTTTCGTATTTATTGTCTCGACGCTTATAGATATCGGTAATTCTCAACAAGTCATTTTTATCACTGAAATTCGTGTTCTTATTGTATACCTCAATCTCTACTATGAATGTTTCCGGTGAGAATGACCCTATAGAGTGAAACTTATAATGTGGGACATAGACCGTTTCCATTTCGTTGACTGTCATCACATCCCCATCCACGAGTTCTAGGCGCATACTCCCTCTTAGAACGAGCATCGCGGTATCCTTGTTGTAATGACAATGGACGGACGTTCTGTTTCCTCCGGTGATTCTTAAAAACCATATACCGATAGACTCATTTTGAAAAATTAAGAATTCATGACCCCAAGGTTTGACACAGACCTTATTTTTGTAGTCTACCTTAGAGTGTTTCTCGTGCTTGATAGATTCATGACTCTTACACAACTTTAAGTCATGTTCGTTACATTCTAGTACGCGCATTATTTAGGTATGTTTTAAATTCTTTAATTTGATATAAATCCTCGTAGTTCATTAAATATATCCATCGGCGTCCTATTTTCGAGCCAAATCTTTCTTATGTAGTGTCCGTACTTATCTATACACAAATGTTCGGTGTTTCTGTCTTCGCATATGAAATTATCTGGTATCAAGAACGGGTGTGCCACGTAGTAAAACATAGCATATTTGTCCTTTTTGTCCTTTTCGTGGTAAAATGCGAGTTGGGACACACCTGATGGTAAGAATATGACCTTATCTGCGACTTTACAGAAATTTGCCATATCTATCCCGTATCCAATTGGGAGTTCACCTTTTACGATTTCTTTGAAAGATTTAACATTTTCATGCGGCAACTTGGAATCCACGAATGTCACGAATAGATAATCTGGGTAATTAGTCGCCAAACCGCTTATGAATGAACTATGATTTACCATGTTTAGGTGTTGATAAGTCTTTATGGCGCAATTGTAATACATAATAATCTTCTTATACTTTGGATCTATATCGTATTCACACGAGCGTTCTATTGGTAAAAATGGAACCATGTCTTCATGAATGGGCTTTACATCCACACCATATTCTTTCAGATTATGTATTATGTCATTGTAGTGTTTTATGTATCCATCTAAACACCATATACACCCATCGTGTTTACTACAACTTATCCACAAGTTTATGAATATTGTGTTATCTTCTTTGTGTAGAACAATGCCTTCGTCTATGAGAGGTGGCTTAAACTTGTTGAAATTTTCATTTGGTATGCCTATGTCGTCGCAGTGTGACTCGAGTGAATTGTCGGACGTGTAAAAGTATTCGTATCCTCTATCTTTAGTGTTTTCAATAAAATGTTTCACAAACAACCTAGATGTAAATGTGTCTCCATTTTGATGCCTGTGATAGAATACGACATTCATTACTTAAAGCTTAACTATAATCTTTAAGTAATGAGGGTATGTGTACTGGGAGCGGGTGGTTTCATAGGCCGCAATCTTCTAAAAAATACAGATTGGGTTGGTGTCACTAGACACGATTTGGATCTTACCGACCAATGTGCCGTAGAAAAATACTTTGATGAGCACGAGTACGATGTAGTGATTCACTGCGCTGTGATAGGTGGAAGTCGCCTTAAACAAGATGACGGAGACGTCGCATACAAAAATATTCTCATGTTTGAAAATATTGTCAGAGTTTTTAATGGTAAACTGATTTACTTTTCGAGTGGCGCCGCGCTCAGAGGTAACCCACCTACAGATCCATATGGGTTATCTAAGTGGGTGATAGACCGAAGAATAGAAACTATATCCGATGCATATTCATTGAGAATATGGGGGTGTTATGGAGATGGAGAACTCCCCACGCGATTTAGTGCCGTGTGTAAGAGAGAAAAGCACGTTATCATAGACAAAGATAGATACTTTGATTTCATAGACGTGAAACAAGTAAAATGTATCGTAGAACAATATGTTGACGGCGAAATACATGATAAGGAATTTGATCTCGTGTACGAGAAGAAACTTTTACTTTCACAATGGGCCGAAAAGTTTGGGGCTTCTTGGGAAATAAGGGACGTTTCCGGATTGGGAGAACCTTATTGTTCTATTAAAGATTAGGTACATTTAATGTATAATGTCCCTGACAATCAAGTCTATATTTAGGACGTACAATGTGGATTTCACTGATGAACTACCCGACATAGGAAGTAAGGATGTTTTGGTCATAGACAAAAATGTCTACGATATTTACAAATCCAAATACGACAAGTATGAACACGTGTTTGAAATTGAAGCCAAAGAAGAGTTGAAAAATATGAACACTGTATTGAAATTGGTAGATTACTTGATGAGCATTGGATTTACTAAAAAAGATACGCTACACGTAGTAGGTGGTGGTATAACACAAGACATATCATCTATGTGTGCGGCAATATTTAAACGCGGTATAGATTGGATTTTCACACCGACAACGCTTTTGTCTATGTGCGACAGCTGTATTGGTTCTAAGATGGGTGTCAATCACAATGATAGCAAGAATCAACTGGGTACATTTTATCCACCGAAAAGGGTCATCATCAACGTAGAATTCCTCAAAACGTTGAGTGAAGAAGACATTCACTCCGGAACTGGGGAGATACTAAAATTGTATGCACTAGATGGCCTCGAGTGGAGAATTGATAATTTGGAAGATGCACTCAAGAAATGTCTAACCATTAAAAAGGCTGTGATAGAAGAGGATGAGCTCGAGAAAACTATAAGACCGTGTTTGAACTACGGACACACATTTGGTCACGTATTTGAAAGTATGTCCGATTTCAAGATTCCACACGGTGTGGCGGTCATGATAGGTATGTATGTCATAGACAGATACTTTGGCAAAGACGCGGAAAGATATAAACCGTACATGGATATCATCAAGAAATATACTAAATACATAGTATTGGACGAAGATCTCATCTTGAAGTATCTCAAATCGGATAAGAAGGTTTTGTCCGATGAAATCACACTGATTAATTGCAGAGAATTTGTAAAGGTAAAGTTAGATTCCAAATTGGTTAAAGATGTTTTGTTAATTATCAACAATGAACTTATATCTTGATGTGGGTGCTACCCATATTAAAGTGATGTATGGTGACAAAGTTGATATATTTCAATATTTAACTAAAGATTACGTAAACATCAATGAGTTCTCCGAATTCATAAGAAAGATACTGTCTTCTTATGACTTTGACAAACTATATACGTGTTCTCAGATGCACGGCTTCGCTATAGAAGGGCATCCAAATTATGTGTCTTGGATGTGCGAAGATGTGGAACCATCTGACGCATCCGATTTAAAAAACACGGGTCTATTCCCGTGTCATGGGTTACCCTTTTTCAATTCGCGGACGTTTGATGGTGGACGAATGATAAACCTCATAGATGTGTGTTTAGATGAAGTATATCACGTATCTCACGAAACACTCGAGTGTGGTACTGGATTTTATGATTTAGTAAACAGATACCAAAAGAAAAGTCGGTTTGATCTACCTAAAGTTGTGAGATATGAACCCAATCCGTGTGGTAAGATTGGTAATGCGACTGTATACGCACCACTCGGTGATTTACAGAGTGCCGTGATGGGTATAGATCAAGAACTCGAGGAAGGGGACATCATCATAAACATGGGAACTGGTTCACAGATAATACAGATTGGGCGTACATTCAGAGAAGACACAGAAAACAGACCACTCTTTGATTACATCTTAAATTGTGTGACACACATACCTTCCGGGAGAAGCATGAAATTTTACAAGGATTTATTAAACTTACCGGAATTTAATGAATTGGGATACAACGACATATTAAACTCGAATGAGACTATAAAACTTGGATATTTCAAGAGTGCATATGGATTTGATGATTACGGTGGTATACGTGGTATAAGTGATGTAACAACAAAGCACACACTTGCGTGTAGTCTGATTAGGTGTTATGTGGAACAGTATGTGGACATTTTAAATGATAAATTCAAAAACGGGCACAGGATATTTTTGACGGGTGGTATATCTAAAAACATTCCTACCATAAGAAGGTTATTTGAGTATTACCTAAGTAAAGATGTTACGGTAGAAGACAACGATACACTTAAAGGCTTATACAAATATAGTTTATATGACGACACTCGTTTTTGGTTCAACCGGTAGCATTGGAAGCTACATACACGACCGAATCGATAACTCAGTTGGAGTGACACGTCAAGATTATGATCTTTCCAATCCAGACGATTTTTCGGGTTTGGAAAAGTTCAACGATGTGAAGTGCGTTATTTGGTGCACTGGCATGAATTGTAACGATACGATATCAAACATGGATGTTTGTACTTACGATAAAATGATGAATACAAACATCAACGGTGTTGTTAAATCCTTACACTACTTGGAAAGTACTGGTAGATTGATGGATGGTGCTAGACTATGTATCATCAGTTCCATACTCCAAGAATCTGGTCGCATAAACAAGATGTCCTATTGCGTATCTAAGAGTGCCATCGGTGGACTCGTGAGGTCGGCATCCATCACTTTAAAAGATCGGAATGTTTTGATAAACGCTATACTACCTGGTCCGATTGATAACGAAATGACAAAAAAGACGTTATCAAACGAAGAATATTGGTGCATGAAAAAGTACTTTGTTGAATTGGAAGATATATTCAATATGTGTCATCTGTTATGTTTTAACAATAACAGTATCACCGGTCAATCTATTAAGATTGATAATGGTATATCAGAAAAGGTCACATACTGACTGTAAATATTTTGCATCAAAGAAATTATGCTTATTATTTTTATAGACGTGCATCAACACGTTGTAACACTTTGAGAATTCAAAATCATATTTCTCTATGAGTGTGATGGCGTAATTCACGTGCATTGAATACATCCCCGTGATGAAATACAATACATGATTGTTTTTGTAACTGCTGATCCACTTTTCGCAGTATTCCAAGACTGGTAACAAATCATACCCTTCGTTGTTTTTCATTATGGTGTGCGCGACGAGTAGTTCTGTTTTCGCATTCCCGGAACCGCGCCCGATACCCCCCATAGTGCCATCTACAATAGATACACCATTGTAATACGAGTCTATACTCTTCACAGTCGCATTCAATAGATTGTCGTGTGCGTGAAACCCGATTTTACCTGTGTAGTTCTTCTTAATCACATCTAATATGTAATTCATTTTCACTATACCCAAGTTTCCATACGTGTCAGCGATGTATAAATATGTTGGTTCACATTCGGAGATGAGCTTACACGTTTGTTCGATTTGTGTGTCAGACATTTTGTCTATTCTACCAATGTTAACTGTGACTTCGTATCCAAGTTCTTTCAGTTTAGTCACCATTTCACACGTTTCTTTTATGAGTTCCACGTTGAGTACACTGTCATCCTTGTTTACACAGTGATAGGCGATGAGAACTCTCACCATACTCACGATCGAATCCTTCTTTGGTACAAAATCGTCCACCGTAAATGTACCCATTTGTGCCATCACCGCGACTTTCGTATCATCCGAAATCACATCTCCGAGTGTGTCATTTATGAGAGATTCAGGTGTGTGATACCACACACCGAACCCCTCTTCGGGTTTGGAACGCCTAAAACCGAGTTCACAATACTTCACACCCGCATTCTTGCATGCAGTGTAGCTCTCCACCACCTGCTCTTTAGTGAAATTCCAGTTGTTCGTGTATCCACCATCTCTGAGAGTGCAATCCAGAATTTTCATTTATATTATAGTTATATCAATCTTTAATGCGTTTTACGAACATATTATCATCCAGTGTTTCGTCATCCAAGAATGGCGACATCTCTTCATGTGGCATGTTCTTAAATGTTCCATCCGGCATCGGTTTATTAGAAACTCTTGGGAACCGTCCTTGTGCGTTACACACTATTTCCACTATGATTGGTCCTTCTTCTTGATTCAAGTAACCCACGTCTTCGTCATCTTCAACTCTGTAGTATGGTAAATTGTATGCATTGGCAACCTTTTTGATATCACAGAAAGTAATATCACTCTTAGAACTCGTACCAAATTCCCGTTTAAATACCATATTTTGTGTTATTTTTATGGCACCGTACCCATCATTATTAAATACCATAACCGTTATGGGGAGATTATGATGTTTTATGGTTTGTAATTCTTGTATATTAAACTGGAAAGAACCATCTCCTAGTATGGCGTATGCTCTTCTACCATGTTTACACGCACCCATAGCTACGGGCATTTCGTATCCCATGTCACCGTGACTACTGGTGATGAACCTGTCACCATGTTTACATCTATACATATGCCATACGACGCAGTATATTGAACCGGATGAAGCCGTGACTATGGAGTTTTCACACTTTGTGTCGAAAAATTTATTTAGGTGTCTGTAAGGGCATACGAGCGGTCCGGATTTATCTGGTAATTCGATAGACCATTCGTTCTTCCATTCCTTATTTTTAACAATCCATTTTGGATCTGTGTCGCACATCGGCAAATCGAAACCAAAAAATGTATCGAGTTCCATATGAATTTTTACGTCCACGTTCTTTTCTTCCATAAACTCCGACTTGTCTATGTCAACCTGTATGATTTTAGCTTCTCGAGCGAATAGTTCCCTGTTGTATCCCGTGATGCTCTTTGCGAGTCTGCACCCCAAACACAAAATGAGATCTGCATTTTGAATCGCGAAATTACCCGAACGATTACCTACTATTCCAACCTTGCCCGTGTAGTCGTCACCCAGATCACTCCCAAAGAAGCTCACGACGTATGGTAAATTGTATTTTCTTAAAAATTCCCTAAATTTTACCCTTGTTTTAGACAGGTGTATACCATTTCCGGCTAACACTATGGGTCTCTTCGCATTTTTCCATGCCTCCAAGAAATCACCCGGTAGTTGTTCGTCGGTGATCACTTTCAATGGGATTGGATTGTATAACGCATCTGGAACTTGCATAGATTGTACATCCACTGGTATGGATAACCACACCGGACCAGGTCTACCTGTCGTCAGATTCCTGTAGCATGTATCGAGTACAATTTGTATCTGTGATGGATCTGTGAGTTCAAATGCATATTTAGTTATGTTTTTCGCACATTCCACTATGTCACAGTCTGATCCAAAATAGCCTCGTATTTTACCACCTTTAGACCTAATGTTATCATTTTTCTGTACCTGGCCACTTATGAAAAACACTGGAACGCTATCTTGATATGCGATGAGACATGGGGTCATCGCATTTGTGGCCCCACATCCCGACGTCACGCAACAAACACTTGGATTATGTGCGTAAGAAGACCACCCGAGCGATGCATATCCAGCGGGTTGTTCTCCGTGTGTGTATGTGACATCCATCTTTTGACCGAATGAGTCATTGAGGTGCATGGCAAAGCCACCTGTCACCGAAAAGCACTTGTTGATACCTTTTTCTAGTAAGAAATTCGTGACATAATCAGAAACCTTCATCTCTGATATTAAAGATTTTAAACTTTAATTAGTTACATGAGATTGACTTACACAGTTCAAGTGTGTAATGAATCCAGAGAGATATTTTCATTGCTTAACTTCCTGACACGAACTGTTGATCCGGAAGATGAAATAAATGTGGTCGTAGATTCGGAACACACGACTGAACGTGTATCTCTCGCGTTAGATCATTTCAAAGGTAGAATCAATGTTTATGAGAGACCTTTTGATAACTTCAAAGCAAACTCCGATTTCCACATAAAAATGGCGACGGGTGATTACATTTTTGGTATGGATGCCGATGAATTACCGCAAGAATCACTCATCAAAAATGTTAAGAAAATCATAGAGGAGACAAAGGCTGAAATAATAGCCGTACCTAGAATTAACATTCACCCAGATATCACTGAAGAAGATGCGAAAGAGTTTGGTTTCAGACTTAACGAAGTTGGATTCATTAATTGGCCCGATTTTCAAACACGAATTCACAAGAGATGTGATTACATCTATTGGACGGATGAACTTCACACAAAGCTCACTGGATCCGATAAGGTGGTTGGAATCAAACCCGTTCCATCAATGGCGATGTGGCACATAAAATATATGGATAAACAGAAAAGTAGGTGGAAAAAGGACGAAACTGGTAATTACAATATCAGTGCTCCATCAAAGAGTGAAATTTATGATTTGTTAATGTAGTTAAAAGGTATCTTTAAATAATTGATATATGTTTGTTCTAGTTACCGCACACGATCAAAAATACCAACCTTTGGCTGATCTCACACTTACTAAGAATAAACTGAAATACTGCGTGAAACATGGATACAAATTACACTATTCGGATGATTGTGGAGCTAAGGCGGGTGGTAAACCAATAATGGCAAAGTTACCACCCATACCAGAGACCCACCATCCATCTGGTTGGGGTAAAATTTTCGTTATAAAAGAAGCGATGGATAAGTACCCAGATGCGGAATGGATTTTTAACACGGATTGTGATGTCATGATCACGAATATGGATGTTAAATTGGAAGATATAGTCAAAGACCACGCAAGTGAAAACACACACGTCATCATTCCAGCGGATTGTAATGGGATAAATTGTGGTAACATGCTCATTCGCAATTCCGCGATTGGCAGAGCCTTTCTCGATACCGTGATTGCTGGTATGCCATTGTATAGACATTGGTACATGTACGAAAATCAGCTCATTCAAGACCTGTTTGTGGGTAGCCACCTTGAAGAAACTGGTATGACTCCTGGTGGTACGTTTTGGGGACGTGTTGGGAAGGTTCTTCCACAGAGAATCATGAATTCGTATGATTACACGAGACTTCCAAGACTCAAAGAACGGCCAAATTATAACGATATTCTTGGTACGGACGGGCAGTGGCAAGAAGGGGACTTTTTGATACAATGGCCTTCTACTGATTTGGATTACAGAATTAATGAAGCAAAAAGGCTGATTGAAAAATTAAATATTTAAATAATTATATGCTCGAGGAGGAACTTGACGACCTCACTAAAAAGAGAGAGGAACTTGATGAAATCATAACCGATCTCTATGAGCTTAAACCGCTTTTAGAAAAGTGTGAAAATGACACTGTTGTAAAAGGGTACAGGGAATGTGAGAAACAAACTTTAGCTTTAACAGAATGGTACATACGTACCAAACCTCTATTCAAGGACCTCGTGTCTTGGCTCAAAATGTATTACGAGCAAAAAATAGAGACACAGGGGCAGACAGAAGAGCTAAAACAAAAGATTAAAACCCTTCGTCATTCTGTACTCGCATCTTTTAATAAATCTTGAGAACTTCAGCCACAGCTGGATGTCTCAGGATGTCCTCGTCGTGCATGATCACATGTTCCACGTACTCAAATTCATTACCCTTGAGTTTGTGTACGAGATCAGCGAGACCATTTTTGCGGTTCATCAAGTCACTTTGCTTGAGATCACCCATCACAACCATCTTGGAGTTTTCACCGAGTCGGGTGAGTAACATCTTCATTTGGTTTGGAGTACAGTTCTGCATTTCATCCCCGATGATAAAAGAATCATTGAATGTTCGACCACGCATGAAACCGAGTGGTTCTACCTTCACACAGTATTCGAGTTGGTTACGCGTGAGTTGCATTTCGAATACATCCATCATTGGTCGAATCCAAGGTTCCATCTTGCGTTCCATCTCACCTGGAAGGTATCCCATGTCTTCGTCCGCAGCGACGATGGGTCGAGTCAGAACAATCCTCTTACATTGTTTGTTTTTGAGTTGTTCGGCTGCGTACTGACACGCAAACATGGTTTTACCGGAACCAGCTGGACCGGTGGCAATAATGATTGGTTTGTGTGACTGCAGAACCTTCACATACTCAATTTGACCTGGCGTTTTTGGGATATTCATCTAATATTACTTAAGGTTTTTTCTTTATTACATTATAAGATGGAGTTTAACTTTGTAACAGTAGGCCGCAATAACATATCGACTATAATTGACCCATCGAAGAATCCAAGGGCGATATGTTTTAAGTCTAGAGTGCACGCTGTAAAATATGTAGATTACTTATCAAATTACAGATCCAAGTTTGGTGAATGGCCAAAGATAGATCTGAGTGTACCCATGATAAAAATAGACGTGAAAAGTGATTTTAAAAAGCGTACACCTGAGTATGTAAGAAAATTCATACGCATAACCACCAAAGACTACGATGAGCTCGAAACTACAGCGATGCGTTGCGGGTTATCTTACTTTTATTGTCACGATTTTGATTACAATGAAGATACGCTTTTATCATTGAAAATGCGGGGACAGGAAATGAATGCGGACATCGATAGCGACATGTATAAGACATGGTTAGAGTTAAATGTTATATAAAAGAATATTACATACATATATTTACAATGGGCAGCGTCTCACTCAATTTTGATCCAACCAAAGAAGAGCACGTTAAGTGGCTCAAGAAGGCCAGTGACAGCTTCAAGAAATCTATGCGCGAAAAACATGATTTCATGCAAGACGTAAACAACAATCCGGTTTCTGATGAAAAAATCAACCCACAGGATTGGGCCCAGTTGCACTTTGTGCTCGCCATGAAGTACACGGATGCCGTGTTGGGCGGTAGCGCTTACATCCCAAAATAAAAAATTGGTTTACATAAATGCGATTCGTCATAAGCGTTCTCGCGCTTCTCATAGTTTACTTGATTCTCAGACAAGCGGAACTCTATGTTCCACGCATACTCGATAGTGATTGGTTGAACACCAGGAACGATCCAGAGAGAAAGGGTGGCCCATTCAACAAGTGTTCCCCAGAGTCTTATGATGAGTGTGCGAAAGTCAAATTTCCACACCTAAGTAGGTATTAATTTTATAATTTTTATATAAACATGATTCGCAAGTACGTCGTCGAGAAATACGCGTCCCTTTTGGGCTTACCAAAGGAACACACAATATGTGTGAATCTGGAGAAAAATACACATAACTGGGCAGTGAATCGGAGTGCCTCTTTAGGAGATACAGCCGCGGCAGATAACCACCGTCACATGAACAGATACAAACACAAGTTTCTCCAGATTCAGTATAATTTGAAAAAGTCGCCGTCTTTGAAGGACAAGATCGTAAACGGTGTTTATAAGACGTCGAGTGTTGTCGAACTTTCGCCACAGGCTCTTTGGCCCGAAGGTCCGTATGCAAAGACTATGGAAGAGTGTATATCCAAGAACATGCGAAAGGAATACAGTTCTAATGTTTTGAAGGATCCGAATTACAAGGGCATTTTCAGGTGTAAAAAGTGTAAATCTTACAAGACTACGTACTACGAAATGCAGACGAGAAGCGCTGATGAACCCATGACTGTATTTATCACGTGTCACAGTTGCGATTCTAGGTGGAAATCTTAATTGCATACTTTGTGTGTGTCAAGTCTGTATCCATGTCTCCAACAGATAATATGTATCTGTAGCCAGTCTGGATTTTGAGATTTCCCTTGTTGTGTGCGGGTGTCACGTATAATTCGTCGTAAGGTATGTTATACGCATACAATTGAAGTTTAGTCATTTGTAAAACACCGGGTATTTGTGGTCTCGCCGTGATTATGACTACTCTGTACCCATATCTTTTACAATTCTTTAGTAGTTTAATTATATGCATATTAGCTCTACCGTTTGTAAATATGAGAGTGTTATCTATGTCAAACATGACTGCGTCATTCCTCAAAACTCTTCTAGTAAATACATCATTCATAATAACCTACTTTAAGAGTAGAAATTAACTCTACTAAATGATAGTGGACGTTTCTTTTGAAGGTGGAAGCATATCCATCTGTAAGATACTCGAAGAATTAAATGAAAATGAATATTTAGTAGACGAGTTCACATGTAAAAGAGACGGTACCTGTTATTTCAGTGGATTCACACAATCCATACCCAAAGAGTGTGTATCCGGGTACTATGATGTAGTAAACATAGAGGATACAGGTTTATACACAAAGATCGGAGATAATTTATATGAACCCGTAGACACTTCAGATGAAGATTACGAAGAGTCGTCGGAAGAAGAATCCGAAAGCGAATCGGATATCAGCTTGGACGAGGAAGAATAAAATATACGCGTAATATAAATGAAATCTAAGAATAATACTCTCCTCCCACTCGCCATCGCCGCCGCCGTGTTCCTTTACGTCTTCATGTACCAACCAGGTGGTAAGAAGAAGGAAGGGTACACTGGATGTGGATGCGGAAAATAAAACTTAAAAATTAGAGACGCCATTTAACAAATGGCTCCGTACAGACCACCTAACACGCACTATAGCGAATTAGACGTCTCGTCGTACGAGCAAGATGACATTTTCAAGTTCATAGGTAAGTCAGGTAAACGTTTCTATTGGCTCACCAGATTTCTTGAATTGTCCTATCTCTGGTACGACAAGAACCGCAAAGTCATAGAAATTTGGGGACCGTATGAATCTCTCCAAAATTTCCAAGCGCATCACGTGATAGAATGTGAATTAGACCTAAGTTGTAATAAAGAATAAGAAAGTTAGATAAACATGTACAAACGACCCCAAATTAGAGTGCGAGAACCATCGATGACTACGTCATCGAGACCTGCGAAGGGTTCATTTCTGTATAGAATCACAAACCCTGAAAAGACGCGGTTTCATGAAATGGAACCGTATTACATTCATGATTACGATACGTACATCAAGAACCTTAAGAAATCATGCGAAGCGAGTGGCGCAGAATTTAAGATTCCGAAGTATGCTCGTCCTCTACCCATCACATATAAACCCATATACGCCAAACCAAAACTTGTTGAATATTCGGATGACGTGATTGTTCGCGTAAACGTATTAAAGTGTGGTAAAGTGCGAGTGAAACTCTTGACCCACATGGCGACGCTCTACGAGAAGTATTTTTCAAAGGCAAAAAAGCCACCCGTCAAAGCTTTGGTGGCCGCTCTCAAGGCGGTGGGATACGATGAAACATACGCGAATAACATACCAAAATCACTTGACACACAGAAAGAAAACATGGAAATTCGGTGGAAGAAACTAGATGCCGTGTTTAACAAACCTTCCACTTCAAACACGAAGAAGAAGGCCAAAAAGAAAGAGCCAGAGCCGGAACCCGAAGAAGAGGAAGAAGAGGAGGAAGAAGAAA